CACGACCATGCTTCTGCCGCTCGACACCAGCGGCAGCAAGAACGCTGTCCAGGCGGTCGGGTCCTCGACCAGCTACGGCAAGCGCTACGTCATGAGCGCCCTGCTCAACCTCACCACCCGCGGCGAGGATGACGACGGCCATGCAGCCGTTCCAACGGCGAACGTCACCAGCGTGCAGGCCGCCGGCATCACCGCCCTGCTTGACCGCTGCACCCAGAAGACCCGCGACTGGTTCATCGGCGAATACGGTTCAGCCGAGTGCGTGCCGAAGGGCCGCCACGACATCCTGGTCGCGCAACTGAACAAGGCCATCAAGGCCGCGGAGGCCGCAAATGCAGATAGTCAGTGACGTTGAGCAAGGCACTCAGGCCTGGCTCGACCTACGCCTGGGCATCATCACCTGCAGCGAGCTGGACTGCCTGCTGGTGAACGGCAAGGGCGAGGCCGGCTTCGGCGCCGGCGCCTTCACCTATATGAACACCCTGATCGGCGAGCGCATCACCGGCGAGGCGGCCGACCCGTTCACCGGCAACCGCCACACCGAGCGCGGCCACGAACTGGAAGGCACCGCCCGAGCCCTGTATTGCGACCGCGAGGACGTCCAGACCCATCAAGTGGGGATCATACTCAACCACGGCATCGGCTACTCACCAGACGCCCTGGTCGGTGACAAGGGCCTCACGGAGATCAAGACCAAGCTGCCGAAGCTGCAGGTCGACGTGATCCTGGGCGGAGAGATCCCGAAAGAGCACGTCGCACAGTGCCAGGGCGGCCTGTGGGTATCGGAGCGCGAGTGGATCGATTTCATCTGCTACTGGCCGGGCATGCCTTTGTTCGTGAAGCGCGCCTACCGTGACGAAGCGATGATCCGCAAGCTCTCCGAGCGCGTGAAGACCTTCTACGAAATCCTCGACGAGCGCATGAATCGCGTGCTCGGAATCGCAGCATGAGGTGACCATGAATCAATCAATCGACCTGGAGGCCGCCAAAGCGGCCTTCTTCGCGTCTGGCGGCCAGACCATTGTGCTTGAGGGGTTCCAGTACGTCCCCTTCCGGCAGCGCCATCACCCTGAGCCGAAGCCGAAGGAAAAGAGGGAGGTTCCAAAGCGCCTTGCGAATCAGGAAAGCGCCCAATCCCGCGCCGACATGATTGCGGAAATGGCCAAGACCATGACCTGCAGCGAGGCCGCAAATAAGCTGGAAGTCTCGCAGGACTCGCTCTACAGCATGGCCAAACGGTACGGCTTTTCGTTTGTCATGGCGCCCAGGTTCCGGCCGACCGAGTCAAAGTACGACGAAGAGGCCGACGCCAAACTCGCAGAGCGAATCACTGCCCTGCGCGACCTCGGCGTGTCGAAGAATCAGGCGATCAAGCACCTCGCAATCGGGCACAGCACCATGAGCCGCATCGTCAAAAAGTTCGGGATCGACTTTCCCCTCCAGCGGCAAAGGAGGCAGGCATGAGCAGTCATGGCGAGCATCCAAGCGTCTACTACCTCGGCCGAGAATGCCGCCGCAACGGTGGCGGCAAGCTGGCCAACCCATTCACCCCCAACACGATTCACGGTTCCTGGTTCCTTGCCGGCTGGAACGACATGGATATGGAGCTATCGCATGAAAATGAAACGCGCCCTGCAAAGACACAGGCGGCGTGAGCAGTTCACCCTTCCCCCAAGCGGCCTGCAGGAGGTTGAGCATGGCATCCCTTTTCGACGCATCGATGCGCAAGCCGGTGCGAAAGCTGTACATCACCCGAAGCGGCGGCCAGTACCGGCCTGATGATGTGGCCCTGGCCTTCGCACTGAGCCTGCGCGAGCACGACAGCGCCGACCACCTGCGCAGGCTGGCCCGGCGCCTGGTCGACAAGGTCTGCCTGGAGCATCAGCCGAACATGAAGCGCCTATCCCGAGAGCCGGACGATGCCGAGGTGTTCGCCGCCGCGCTCAAGATCATCAACCGGGTGTGCGACCTGCTCGACATCGGGCCGGGTACCAGATTTGTGCGCAATGGAGGCGATGATGGCTCTGACGCCGCAGCAGCGTGACGAGAAGCGCAAGAAGAAAGAGGCAAAGGCCGGGATCGAAGAGCTGCGCATGAAAGCGCTCGCCGGTACCCGCCAGGCCCTGGCCGAGATCATGCAGTGGGCAGAAGTAGAGGAAAACGGCGAGGCCACGACCCTGCTGATCCACCGTATCCATGAATTAGGGCCTGAAGCGGCCCGCCACTTCCTCAGTGCGCCGCGCCACGAAATTGTTGTTTCTGATTTTGTGGCGCGGCGTCTCGACCAGTTCCGCATTGGCCGAAAGCTCCGGGCGCCTGATCTTTTGCTCAGAGAGGACCCGGACGATGCCGAGGTCTACCTGCTCGAATGAACCTCAGCCGCGACTCAAATAGTGGTTTCCGCCAAATGCCTGGCTTTATTAAGTGCTTCGGCTTTCACCGCTTCTAGATCTTCAGTCGGAAATACTGCCTTCGACTTTGCATCAGGAATTAACTGCCCATCAGAAGTGCTCACTGAAACGCTTGCCTTGAAGTATCTAAAGCTCTCAGTAGTCGGTGTCGCTCTCTTGGTGTGCGGACCAGTAATACATGTTGAAAGGATTCGAGACCCTCGAAAGTTCTCTTGATGCTCGTATTTGGGGATTTTTTTGCTCATTGATAATCCTGACATTCTCACTACCAACACCCGTAATAACCCATCCCAAACCAAATTGCCACCATGCCGCATCCGGCCACGGAGGGCGGCGCATGCATGGAGAAAGCCATGAACGACGAACAACGCCACCAAGAATGGATCGCCCAGCGCAAAGCCGAAGAAGCGAAGCGCCGGGAGCGCGCCGCCGAGTGCCTGAAGGACCACGACTACACAGTGCTGGCTGACACCGATCAGTTGAAAGCCTGGCGGTGCAAAGCGCCACGCACCACCTGCTACGCCTTCGACATCCTCATCACCCGCTTCGGCATCGCCACGATCGGTGATATCGACGGCCTGACCTTCAACGTCGGCCTGTCCTACGGCATCGAGTTCCTGGCCGGTGACGACATCGGCTACTACATCCATTCGAAGCTTGAAGAGCACTGCCGCGAGCGCGAGTTCGATGAGGAAGCTTTCCGCGCGGCACTTGTTACCGGCGTGTGCAGCCAGATCTGCGACAACACCCATGTCGACAAAGATTACTCCGCTCTGCCCGAGTGGATACGCAATAACGGAAGTGTCGGTGAAGCAGGCCGGTGGGATGAGTTGCGCAGCCTGGTCAAGGATCGGCTCGCAGCAATCGAATACGGCGAAGACGGGCGCGAATTCTGGGATTCCCTGAATGATCGCCTGTACGAAGCCCATCACATCGAATGCGTCGAACAGGCCAGCATGCTCATGAGCGAGCACCACGAGGAGCTGGGCCTGGGCTGTGACTACTGGGAGATCACCATCGATAAGCCTCGTGACAGCCTGATCAATCGGCTGTACCTAATCAACCACGCCGCGAAGGCGATCATCGCTCAACAGGCCGAAGCGAAAGCTGCCTGACCCTCCGTCGCTAACCGGCAGCCTCAGTCGACTGAGCGAGCGTCAACACCAGATGCCACGCATTCGACGATCGCTGTGAAGCTACCAGTGAAGCTGTGCCGCAGCTCTCGCGGCATGTCGTAGGAAAAGTGGATCAGCCAGGAACCGTCGCCCAATAGCACAGCCTCCTGACGATACTTATCAACCTGGTCCTCATCAATTCCGAGAACTGCTGCGACTTCCTGGTTTGTTGGCTCGCGGTCCATCGGGATTCATCTCCTTGTGCTGGAAGACAACAAATACTCCCACTGACACCAAATTGCCACTATCGCGTAACTGCCGCGCGAGGGCCGCACATGCGTAAAGTTCACGCCGCCAACTGACCCGCCAGCGCCTCGCATCCCCCGCTAGCGCTCCGTCAGATGAACGCCAATAGCAAAGGCCGCCATGACTAGGACTACCTCTGCCACAACGTAAGCAACGAAGAACTCATCCGAAAACATGCCTGGATCTCTGAGGGGCCGCAGTGCCCTGTGCAGTGCGTGAATGGCTCAGAGCCATCACCCTTCGCAAAAGTTCATTCACCACGCGGCGCTGTCCGCCTGCCCTAAACGAAAACGCCGCCTGATGAGGCGGCGCTGACTGACGAAGACCGGACGTTACCAGGTCTTCGGCTCTGACTTTTTGTACGAGCCACCGGTCATGCACTTCTCGACTAGGTCTTCGCGGGCCTTGTTGTCTGGAAGTGTTTTCAGGTAGTCGGGCTGACAGTGTTCGCTAGTCGGCTCATAGGCTGCCGTGTCGACGGCGTCTTCTTTGCAGCCCGCCAGAACCACTGCAGAGAATGCGGCGGCAGAGACGAAAACCAATGCTTTGTGGGACATAAGCTCATTCCTTTGAAGTGGTCGGGCGTTATAGCAAACCTCGACCAGCATCGCAAAGACCTCTCAGCGCTGCCCGCCAGCCCCTTTTCCTATTCAACGATAACGCCACCCCGGCGAGGGCGGCGCCTGCACGCAAGGACCACAACATGACCACAGCAATCGACCTGTTCGCCGGCCTCGGCGGATGGAGCACCGGCGCGCGCGCCGCAGGCGTCCAGGTTCTCTGGGCGGCAAACCACTGGCCGGTGGCCGTTGAATGGCACAGCGCCAACCACCCCGACACCCAGCATGTTTGCCAGGACCTGCACCAGGCGCGCTGGGAGCAAGTGCCGGCTCACGACATCCTGCTTGCATCGCCCTGCTGCCAGGGCCACGCCAAGGCCCGTGGCAAGAAGTCTGGAAATCCTGAGCACGATGCATCGCGATCGACGGCCTGGGCCCCGGTATCGGCGCTGGAGGTTCACCGGCCGCCGGCCGCGGTGATCGAGAACGTGCCAGAGTTCACCGACTGGGTGCTCTACCCGGCCTGGCTGCAAGCGGTGCAGGCCTTGGGGTATCAGGCGGCGCCGCACATCGTGGACTGCGCCGACCTGGGCGTGCCGCAGCACAGGGTGCGCCTGTTCATGGTTCTGACCCGCAGCAAGGCGCCGCTGATGCTGCAGCTGCCGCAGGAACGGCACGTGCCCGCTGCCAGCTTCCTCGACTTCGACTCCGGGCGCTGGTCGGTAATCGAGAAGCCAGGCCGGGCCCAGGCCACGCTCGACCGGGTGCGCAACGGGCGCCAGCGCTTTGGCGATCGCTTCATCATGCCCTACTACGGCAAGGGCTCCGGTACCACCGGCCGAGACATCAACCGGCCGATCGGCACCATCACCACCCTCGATCGATGGGCCCTAGTTGACGACGACCGGATGCGGATGCTCAGCGCCAGCGAGGCCCTGGCCGCAATGTCGTTCCCGGCTGACACCCTGAGGCCAGAAAGCCACCGGCTGACCATGCATATGGCTGGCAACGCCGTGCCACCTCTTGCAGGTCAAAGGATCATTGAGGCCATGATGGCGGCGGCATAAGCGCAAACGGCAACTGCTCGTCTCACAACAGATTCTTAAGATTTTCCGCAGACAACTTGACACGCTCAATTGCAGCCATTCCTGCATCTCGCTGCGTGTTATCGCAATCATCCTCTCCATGCCAATTAAGTACGGCGCGTTGAAAAGCGCTCACACCCTCTGCCGCATTCGCAAGCTCGGTTCTACACGTTGACTCTTCTAAGGCCGCCTCGATTGCACGAATAGATTCAAGGTGTCCCTCCGCAAGCGCCGCGATATCCCGCCTCTCCTGCCTCCCCGCGTTATTTGCAGCAGTTGCGAGTTGGAGGAGTTTTGAGGATGCCTCTTCGACCGCAGCCGCGCCGCTTCGAATTATTTTTCGTTGGGATACGACGCGAGAGAAAAATCGAGAAAACTTTCTAGCGATCCAGACAGCTGGAACAGCAAGAAATGCTAGCCATGCCACCAACCATTCGTGCGTTTCAAACCAAGCTAAAACTGAATCCACTGTCATTCCCGCCTCTCCCTGAAAGCCGAAACTATATACCGCTGAGGTATCCCCATGCCCACAGAAAACCGATCCAGCACCATCGAGCAGCATGACCATATCGAGGGGATCATCGATATGGTCAGCGTGCCGCGCGAGCCAACGCGCGAAATGCTGGCTGCAGCGCAAGAAGTGAACGGGATTTTCCCGACATGGCGCGCGATGCTCGCCACAGCGCCCGCCTCACAGCCCCACGCCGAGCCGTATGGCTGGGCTCACGACGACGGCAAGGAGTTCACCACTCATGCCGATCATGCGAGCGACTTGCAGAGAGAGGGCATTCAGATACTACCGCTCTACACCCACGCCGATCCTGGCGAGGTTGAGCGGCTGCGCACCGTCATAGAGCAGCAGAGGAGCTTGATCGCATCGCTGCGCGAAGAACTGGTCGAGTCGCGCAGTATCGACGCCCGCGCAGAGCCGGGCCCGACGATCTGGGACTGTCGACCTTGCCAGCTGGAGCAGCCAACGGGCCGTCCGTGCGATGCCTGCGGCGGCAAGACCGAACTGGCCGGCGCCAAGCCCTGACCGGAGTACATTTGTACTCGAGCCAGCTGTAACCCCTCGCCCCTCTATTTAGAGCAGGCCGCGTGCTTATCCGTTGCAGCCAGGCCCTCGGTAGCGATGCGGCGAGCGCGCCCCACGCCCCAAGCCAGTGCTCTGGTCATCGACTCGCCTGGGCGGGAGTGGAAGGCCTCTTCGTGAAGCGCAGTGCCAGCCGGCGCATAGACGCCGATGAACATCTGCGTGTTACCCGTTTGGGATAGCCTCACCTGAACGTCGATAGTGGTGCCGTCATCGAGAGATTCGTCATGGTCCCGGTGATGCAGGTTTGGGTCCGCCCACTGCCAATAAACGTCTCCGCGAATCCGCATGTCGTCCTCCTACGACTTCAGTTGTACGCATCTAACCACCATAGCCAAACCGAAGCGGGTCGCAACCGCACCTGCCTGATTCGTGATTTGAATCAGACTATTGGCCATCACCATTCTTGCTAACCCCTCTCCCCTCTATTCACTGCCGCGATATGGCGGCCAAGGAATTCGTATGCTCGAAGTAAACATCAACCAGCACCTGAGTACCCTCACCGCAAGCCAGCTGGCCAAGCTGCTTGTCATGCGCAAGGGCCTCCAGTTCGGCTACGACTACACGTTTACCGACGATGATGGGCAGTCTAGCGACGTCGATCTGGCCTTCCTGGCTGCGGCACCCGGCGAGCTGCTAGAGGTTCTTTTCGAAGAAAACGAGCATGACGACGCTATCAACGAAGTGCGATACGAAGCTGATCAGGTCAGCGGCATCCCCGAGTGGTGCCACTACAGCTGGGGCAGAAACTACGAGGTCGACGTAAAAGCCTTCATCCTGCCTGACGGCCGCGCCCTGGCCTTCTGCGAGATGAGCGGCGGCGGAAAGCACGGCGAGCCGAATGCTTACCCGTGGGTGAATGAGGCCAAGTTCATCAAGGTCACAGGCGTACAGGAGCGGGTCATCAAGACCTACACGTTCGAGGACATTCCCGACGCTACTGAGTCGCAGCCATGACCCGCCTCGCCCTCAGCCTCCTGCTGCTGGCTACCGGCGCCAGCGCAGATCCGTTGCCGCATGGAGTGCGCGTGTTCCATGACGACGAGCGCGGGGCCACCTGCTGGCTCTATGGCTTCAGCTCGCCAGGCGGCATCAGCTGCATCCCAGACAGCCAGCCGCAGGCCGGCAACCAGCGCCAGCTCTCCCCGCACGAAACACAACCCGAACCTACACCCGCACTGGCGCCTGGGCGCTGGATTGATGAGAGGTATCAGCTGTGACTGAATCTTCTGTAACCAGCGCAGAGCGCACCGTGCTTCTCACCGAAGATCGGACCAAGCGCGTCTACATCGCCGGACCCATGACCGGCCTACCCGAGTTCAACTTCCCGGCTTTCCATGCCATGGCTGCGGCCATGCGCGCCGAGGGCTGGCACGTTGAAAACCCGGCCGAGCACGGCCACGTCAACGGTGCCGAGTGGGAGGACTATCTGCGCTTCGATATCGGCCGGCTCTCGACCTGCGAAGCGATGATGCTGCTACCGGGCTGGTCGCGGTCGCGCGGCGCTCGCCTGGAGGTGCACATTGCTAAGGAGATCGGCATGCGCATTCTGCTTGCCGATGGCGCTGAGCCGGTCAGCATGCAGGAGGCAGCATGATCGCCCTCGCCTACATGGCCTACCTGATCTACAGGGGGCCTCGATGAGCGAAGTCAGTCTGTACCAAGGCGAGTGCTTGGAGGTGATGAAGTCGATCCCGGATGCCAGCGTCGACATGGTGCTGGCTGACCTGCCGTACGGGACTACGCAATGCGCTTGGGACGTGGTGATCCCTTTCGCTCCTCTGTGGGAGCAGTACTTGAGAATCGCCAAGCCCGAGGCGGCTATCGTTCTCTGCGCGGCTCAGCCGTTCAGTTCGCTGGTGGTGGCCAGCAACCCGCGGGATTACCGCTACGAGTGGATTTGGGAAAAAGGCAACGCAACCGGCTTCCTCAACGCCAAGAAGCAGCCACTGCGGGCCCATGAAAGCGCCCAGGTCTTCTACCGGCGCCAGCCTGTGTACAACCCACAGATGACCAGCGGCCACGAGCGGCGCACAGCCAAGCGCAAGACGGTCAACTCGGAGTGCTACGGCAAGGCCCTGTCGCTCACCGAGTACGACTCCACGGACAGGTACCCGCGCTCGGTGCAGTTCTTCTCGAGCGATAAGCAGACCGCCAGCTTCCATCCGACTCAAAAGCCAGTCAGCTGGATGCGGTTCCTGATCGCTACCTACACCAACCCCGGGCAGGTAGTGCTCGATAACACGATGGGCAGCGGCACGACCGGCGTCGCCTGCATCCAGCTGGGACGGCGCTTCATCGGCATCGAGCAGGACGAGGCGCACTTCGGTACCGCCCAGCAGCGCATTGCCGATGCCATCACCATCCGCGATACCCCGGCGGCGCAGATCGACCTGTTCGAAGCGCGCGCCTGACCCCTCCTCCTACAACTCAAGCCCGCCGACATGCGCGGGCGAGGATTCGTCATGCCCAAAGCATTGCTACGCGAAGTCGCCATTGACTGCTTTTCCGACATGGCCCAACACCTGCCAGAAGGCTGCGAGCTGTTCGTCATCGCCTGCCGGCCTGGTAAGGACGACTTCGACCTGGTGCTGCCGTCGCCTGAGGCAAACCTGAATAACGCCCTTGATGCCCTCCGCCGCCAAGGCCTGAGCATCGACGGCGCCAACATCTACAAGCAGGCCGTGTGCGATCTGGCTGTCGGCGCCATGGCCATGGGCAAGCAGAACAGCAACCCACCGCCAGCCGGCCACTGGGGGCAGCAGTTCTGGGACATCGGCCGGGCCGAGGGCCAGCAGCGCGATGATCTGGTGGCGGCCCTGGAGCACCTGGTCATCGTCACAACGCCCGATGCCAATGGCCAGATCGGCGCCGAGGAAGAACACCTGGCATCCCTAAAGCATGCCCGCGAAATGATCCGACTGCACCGCGGCTGACCACCAACCTGCCGCCACCGGCGGCGTGGAGACCATCCATGAACCTGATCGACTGCTACGTCACGAAGATCCTCGGCAAGCCGTACCGCAAGTTCGGCGCCTGGTGGGTCGACGTCGAATACAACAGCTGGGGCAGCACCAGCAAAACCCAGCTCATGTTCCGCACCGAGGAAGCCGCGCGGGCGGCGCAGGTCGGGCACAAATTCACGGCCTAAGGATCAGCCATGACAACCCCATTCAAGGCCTACACCCTGGGCGAGGATTTCGCCGTAAGGGAGGTCACCATCGTGCGCAACGGGCTGTTCTGCGTGGACAGCCAAGGCGTGAAGCACCCGAAGCCGAAGCTTTTCACCAGCGCCAAGGCTGCGCAGGACAAAGCGAGGAGATGGCTGGCTGACCGAGACGCGCAGCTTGCCAAAGAAAACGCGCTGCACGAGCAGCGGAAGAAGATCGTCGCATCCTACTGATCACCGCCGGGTACGGCAGGAGCCCTAAATGGAACCAGAGATCATCCACATTCCCGAACTGGCCAAGCTGCTGGGTCGGTCCGAATCAGCCATTCGCAGCGCCCGGCAGGCCGGCGCAGCGTGGCTGCCCCCTTTTTTCAAGCAGGGTGCGCGCGTGTGCTGGCGGGTCAGCACGGTGCGCGAGTTCCTGCAGGAGTTCGAACAGGGCCTGCACACTCCGGCCAAACCCGGCCGGAAGCGCCAAGCGCCGCCCACGCTTGCCAGTGTCCGCTAACCCAGCTTGTCTGCCAGCGCGTCCGGGCAAAGGTGGGTGTATCGCTTGAGCATGCTCATGGTTTTGTGTCCCGTGATCGAGGCCACCTCCATGATCGACAGACCCTTTTCGAAAAGCCGGGATGTACCTTCATGGCGCAAGTCATGAAAGTGCAGGTCTTCCACCTTGGCCGCTTTGCAGGCCCGGTTGAAGTACTGGCTCACCGAATGGGGTGCAAGCGAGAACACCTTGCCGTCCAGGCGCGCCGGCAATCCGTCAAGGAGCGCCCGCGCCTTGGTGGAAAGTGGCACCAGGCGCCGGGTACCGTTCTTGGTGTCCTCGAGCAGCACATGCTTGGCCTTCACATTCTCCCGGCGCAGGCCCAGCAGCTCGCTGCGGCGCATCGCCGTCTCCACCGCAATCTGGATGATCGCCGGCATCTCGGCGTGAATCGCTCCCGCCTTCTCGATGACGCCGGCCAGCTCGAAGCTCTTCGGTCGGCGATCTCTCTCCTTTGCCCCTTTGGGCATGCGAAGTTTCATCACCGGGTTGCTCAGCCCCTCAATACCCCAGTCCTTGATCGCTACCGTGAACAGGTGGCTGATGATCGCCAGGTCGAGCCTGACCGTGGCCGTGGACCTGCCCGCCTTGAGCTCTTCATCCCTGTACGACGCAAAATCACTTGATCGCAAAGCAGCCAGGCCTTTCCCAGCAAATGGATGCTTCTTCCACTTGTTGATCCGGGTCTGCTCCTGCTTCGCGCCTTTCTTGGTCGAGCTGACTTCCCTGGAGTACCGATCCAAGGCTTCAGTAAGGGTGGTACGCTCCGCCTCTCGCATATCGACGAAACGGGCGCGCGACATGTCGCCCTCGATCTCCGCTGCCCAGCGCTGGGCCTCGGCCTTGGTATCGAAGGTCGCAGAGAGAGATGGGTATCCTTTCCGGCGGATCTTTGCCCGCCATGCGCCGCCTGGGCGCTGCTCGTAAGTGGCCATGCACCGGATTTTGCCGGGGACAACTGGGACACGCAATTTTCTTCGGTGTCCCAAATTTGTCCCAAACTGAGCGCGGGACAAAATCCGCAGGCATTAAAAAGCCCCGCAACCTCAATGGCTGCGGGGCTTTCGAATGGTGGAGGCCGAGGTCGGAATCGAACCGGCGTAGACGGATTTGCAATCCGGAGCATAACCACTTTGCTACTCGGCCTCAAAGGTCGGATCTAGCTGCTTGCGCTTTGCTATCTCCTTGAAACGCTGAACCTTTTTCAAAGTTTGCTGCGTTTCGATGGGCGCCATTATGTCTTCATTCTTTTAACCTTGCAACCCCCTGAACGAAAAAAAATTTCAACGGGTTCAAGGTGTTAGCGCAGGCGGCCGAGTTTACTCCATAAGCCCACCACAGTGTTCTCCACCGTGCCACTGGCAGCCATGCCGATTCGCTCTTGCAGGCTCTTGCGTTCGGCATAGTGCAGGTGGAACAGGTTGGCGTTGCGCGCGCGGGCGCTGAGGTACTCGTCGCTGGTTTGCAGTTCGTCCACCAACTGGCGGTTGAGTGCGGCAACGCCGAGCCAGACTTCGCCAGTGGCCACTTCGTCGATATGCAGTTGCGGGCGGTAGCGGGCGACAAAGTCCTTGAACAGTTGGTGGGTGATGTCCAGATCTTCCTGGAACTTCTCCCGGCCTTTGTCGGTGTTTTCGCCAAATACGGTCAGGGTGCGCTTGTATTCGCCGGCGGTCAGCACTTCGAAGTCGATGTCGTGCTTTTTCAACAGGCGGTTGATGTTGGGCAACTGCGCCACCACCCCGATCGAGCCCAGCACGGCGAACGGCGCACTGACGATTTTCTCGCCGATGCAGGCCATCATGTACCCACCGCTGGCGGCTACCTTGTCGATGCACACGGTCAGCGGGATGCCCGCCTGGCGGATGCGCGCCAGTTGCGATGCCGCCAGGCCGTAGCTGTGCACCAGGCCACCACCGCTTTCCAGGCGCAGCACCACTTCGTCACGCGGGGTGGCGAGGGTCAGCAGCGCGGTGATTTCGTTGCGGAGGCTTTCGGTGGCA